CAGTGGTATAGGCTTGATTGGCCGCCGCGCTGGGAGTTAAAATCGTTTTGCCAGGTGTTTCAAATACACTAAGAAACCCTTCAGCTATGCGCTGCCTCAATTCGTCACCGCTAATATCCGGATTGTCTGTTGTTGCTTGCTCCGCAATATCCTTCACGGTCTGAGCGGCAACCTCATCGGAGACGCCTTGAACTATTGGCAAACGCCTAAGAGAATCATTAATTGCGCTAACCTGGGATATGATGGTGAGTCCGTCTGTCTTTCTTCTTGTGATTAGACCCTCGCCTACATCTTGAAGAGTTCTTGCCGCAAAATCGTTAACCTGAGATAGACCTCTAACGGCCTGATCTATAAAATTAGTAACGCCAAGCAAACCAGCCTCAAGAGGGGAAGTTGCCACTTCAGGATCTGTTCCCACTCCGAAGAAACCCGGCCTCAGTAATTGTGGTCCGGGTAAAGGTGAAGCAGTTGGAAAAGAACTGGCTCCGTAAGGGAACATTTCGTTCACAAGTTCTTTACCTTCCAGACCTCTTCTTCTTTCCAAATCTTTCGGAGCGGCGCCCAGCCCTATTTGTACACGAGGTCTAGAACGCGGAGCGTAAGTACCTCCATTTGCAAAACCTTGAGCCATCAACTCCTCAGAGGCCAAGCCACCCTGGGCCATGGACAATGTATCACCGCCAGCGGGGTTGAGGGCATCGGCTGCAATTCCATAGGCAATAGCATCGACCAAGGGTTGGGACGACGCCATAATACCTTGTGCCGGCTGTTGCTGTTGCTGTTGCTGTTGCTGTTGCTGTTGCTGTTGCTGTTGCTGTTGCTGTTGCTGTTGCTGTTGCTGTTGCTGTTGCTGTTGCATCAAGTCCATGTACGTGGGTTGAGGCATCGGAGCGACCATTCCCCCCATATTAAACATCTTGCGTTCAGCTATGGCGGACTCTATTGGGCGGCGTCGTTGAATCATGATCATTGACCCCCGAATAATTGACCAAACGGGTTATTAAAAGCTTTATTTAAACTAAACCCTGCAATACCCGCACCAATAGCCTGGGATATCGGACTGGGCGACGGGGCCACCTGCACTCCCAACGTGGAGGCTGCGGAACCAACCTGTGGCTTGAAGATGTCGCTCATAAAGCTGATACGTTGGAACGGCTCGTAGGACTGCTGTAACTCGGACTGCCTTGCGGCGTCCAGTTCTCTCTGAGCTTGCGCCTGGTTTGTGGCACCCAGTTGCGAGAACATCTGCGCCTGTTGTCCTACAAGGCCTTGACCCGTACCCGCCAACTGCGCCTGTGCGCTACCCATACCGGCAATACCCGCCCCTAATCGAATAGCTTCCTGCGACTGAGAGCCTCCAAGACCACCAAGAAGCTGCGCCGCACCTTGCTGGCGGTTTTGCTGGTTTTCAAAAGTTGTCTGCGCAGCGTTTTGAGCTTGATTAAAGTTCCGGCTCTCATCTTCAAAGATGCGACGGCTCTGCATGTCCGCCAGATTACGTCCTAGTTCTGCCTGTGCAATACCTTGACGGCTACCGCCAAACGCTCCGGCGCCAACAGCCTGTGCGTTCAACTGGTTCTGCTGTATTGCAGCCTGGCGCTGCATTTCGGCAAGAGCATCCTGCGTGACGTTCTGCTGGTATGGATCCATAAACGCGGCGGCACTCGAGGGGTCATAAGCGCCCGTGGTTCCGAGAGCCTGTTGTTGAGCCTGGGCAAAAAGCCCTGGAACACCCGCTGTTCGATCCTGAAGCGTAGAAAGTCCTGTGCCAATCGTGTCGGCCCCTGTTTGCAGAAACGGCATATATTGGCCAATACCCTGGCCAATGGTAGAAGCCTGCTGCGTAAGAGGGTCTAGACCCACAACATCAATACCCGGAATGCTTACAGGAGTTTCACCACGAGCAAAACTCGCCTCAAGTATCTTTTTCTGATAATCCTCAAGATAGGGGGCTAATCGAGATGTTGTTTCTGTAAGTGTTGGTGCAGCCATCAGGCCATCCCCTGCTCAAAACGGTTCATCATATCGTACATCCTTGCTGCACCAACATCTCGGTTTCCATTACCAGCGTTACGGACAGCTTGCGCTGTCATGACAAATTCACCATCTGAAAGTCTTGCTGGAATACTGTCAGAGGTTCCTGTGCCAGGTCCCATTATCTCGCCGCCACCCGCTGCTGCTAACGAAGTAATTCCGGGTATCGGGTTGGCGCCAAACTTGGATGAAAGATCAGCCACTGAATACTGAGGCTGACCATACCATGTACTTAGTAGGCTCTGCGCTTCCGGAGAATTCTTATCATCTATCTGCGACCATTGGTCATAAGCCACCCGTCTTGGGTTGCTCGCATTTAATTGAGCCACCAACTCTGCCTGGGTCTGCTGATCGTCCGTCAGGAAGTAAGTGGCTCCGGCTAAAGCTAGAGGCACAACACTTTGGCTTGCTATTTTAGCTGCCGCTTCACCACCGAAGCCATCCCAGAGTCTAGCTGGTGCTTTTGAAGAGGCCGCTAACGAGGTACTTCCAGACGGAGAGGCACCAGCCGGAGAGGCACCAGCCGGAGCACTTGGAGGCTGGTAAGGCGCAACGGTAACCTTACCCAAGCCAACCTGATAGCTATCGGTAGGATTCATATTGGCAGCTCTAGCCTCTATGTATGCGCTTCGGTTAAAGGGTTGAGGAGATGCAGACGAGTTGTCAGCCGTCCATGCCATGTTGTCTGCTTCGTTTTGCCAATTTGACACCGAATCAGGGCTCGACGTAGGTCTAAGTTGCTGCGCTGTGACTGGAGTAGTGGGGGCTCGCAAAATTTGTTGGCCAGAAGCAGGATTTACTCCCATACTCTCCAAAGTAGCACCCGTCTGATAGCTGGGGAATAACCTATCCGTCAATTTGCTACCGGTTTTAAGGGTGCCGGAGGTGGCAAATTTCGAAGGATTTGCCTCAGTTCCAGCCAAGTTATTAAAGGCCCAGCCCGTTCCTCGAGGACCAAAGATGCCTTGAGCAAGTGGGTTTTGGGCTCCGGATGAGAAGAGCTTACCGGCTGCTTGAAAGGGGCTAGTCAGGCCTGTGCTAAGACCGCCCATAAATGTACCGCCTTTAGCAATTCCTAACAAATCTCCGGCTTGAGTGCCGCTCAACGCACCACCTATTCCTTGAGTAAGCGCACCGGCGCCATAACTAAGAGCCGACGACTTCAGAGCATCGCCCCAAGACCCGCCTTGGAGCTTGGTAGTCAGGCCTGATGCAATAATGCCGCCAATGCCCGGCGCAATTAAGTTGCCAACAATTGGTGCTACAATCGGCGCTAATTTCTTAAAAACCTTCTTGGCAGCTCTGTATACTTTCTTAAAATACTTATGGAACCAGAACTCGGCTAGGCCTGTATCCGGGTTTATGGAGTTCATCGTATTACCAACAACATAACGATTAGGATCCTCGATCCCCATCATCTTCATTTGCCACAATAAATCTTCTTTCAACCCCGGATTAGACTCTAAGACCTCCGCTGGAATTATAGTCTCCCCTTTAGCCGCGTGAACTATGTACTCGTCGCCGTAACGACCAAGTGTAGCCAGACCACTAGCCAAAGCTTTGGCGGAAGGCTCACCAGAAAATTTAGGGGAAGTGGTTGTCATCACGAAAGCTCCAAAATATTGGCGAAGACTTGAATCTTCGCTGCGGTAGCGCAGTTAAATATAAGCGTGTCGCCCGTCTCTAAGACAAAAGGCCCAGTAAATGACACGTCTGCGGTGGCAGAAGAAGAGGCTAAAGTAGCCAAAGTGATCTTCTGCAAAGTTACCGTTACCGAAGCGGAGCTATCGGTAATCTTGCATAGTACCACTATCGATGCTGTATGGCTATTGTATAGATTGATATTTTTTATAAGGGCTTCCGTAGCTGCTGGGCACGTATATACGACCACGTCCCCTGTAGATCCGACTGTCGTCACTATGTTTTTGTACGCGGAAGCCATTAGATCATAAACCAGTTGACGCCGTTGGTATCGTCTTCTCCGCTAACCACAGCGGGAAAGTCCATCTTTGTAAGAGCCATCTCCAAGTCCCTAAGAATGCGAACAAAAGTGTCCGCGTCATATTCGTCCGGAGCCATAGGCATACTGTGGTCTAGTAAAGTAGTCATTATCGTCTCCCATCCGGGCGTAGGTCTAAGCGTAAATCACCTAAAGTCCACGTTATATCAGTAGTCGAGCTTTCAATCCGTAACGACGCCTGCCTAGACCGGCTCCGAAGAAACGCCTGCTCAGTGGTGGCCTGAATGGCGCTTGTCGAGCTTGTCACCAAGCTGTCCCCAGGGTAATTCCTAGTCTTCAAAACGTAGTTTACGGAAGCCTCCGCGTCACTGCTTGTAATGTCAATATCTGGAATAAGGCGGCTTATAAACATGAATTGTTGGCCATCCCCTAGATCAAAGTCAGCCGACTCAATATAGGAGGTCATAGGGGAACCGTCATTATCGTCCCCCTTTTCTTGGATATACACGAAGTTCGTACCACTGGCGAGGCCACTGGCCCTTGGGTTGTCGTGTATTCCATAATCCACCCAAGCCGTCCTTGAAAGCGAACCCAGATCCCAAGTGTTTTCGGTAAAGTTAAACTTAACGTAGCGGTCTATCTCGGTAGAGTCGGCAGTGGGGTAGAACCAAAACACCTCGTCGAACATCTTGTTGGATGCCGCAAAGCATTTGAAACTCTGGTCAAGGTTTATGTCGTCAAAAACGTAACGGAGAAGAGTACATGGGATAGTCTGAACACGGCCTGTGTAGACATAGAAGTTCTCACGGTCCATCCAGAACACTTTGTCGCCCACCGTCGTAACAGCGTTTGGACCAATAATAGAGACGTTGTTCGCCAGCATACTAAACCCAAACGTGAACGGGGGACCTGTAAACCTCATCGCGTGAAGCGAAGTGTCTGTCCATATAAGCATTTCTTGCCGGGTTTTCTGCGCCGATATAATCTCGGAACCAGAAGATATGCGTTGAGAACCCGCTGTGTTCGTTGCCGTAGGAGTCCAATCAACAGGGTTTTCCTGATCTGACCAGCGTACCATTAACAAGTCTTGGTCCGATTCGTCTAAAGGGTTGCAGGCAAAGCAGACCACATGCCTGTCCGCCCCAGATATCATAACGCGCCGGGTAATCGTCGGAGCATCGGAAGCACCAGACTGAGAAGCAAGGTCACTGGCCCGTGAACCAAGGCCCAGTGACTTATCCCAGTAGTACGGGGTTCCGTCGTAGACGTTAAATATCAGGTCTTCGCCCCAGTTGTCTTGGCTGTACAACCGTATGTTAGACCCTGTTTGTGCCGCCGTGCTCGAAGATTCGCCCCACCCCACAAAATCATTTGCTTCCTTAACGTCAGCGCCGTCGCTATGTGCCGCCGCCGTTGTCCCGCGAACGCCTCGAACAACACCTGCATTAATGGTGTGTGTGGATTTTCCTGTGTATTGAATCAATTCGCTATCAATAAACATCAACCCAACAAAGGTTACGGCAGCCCCGCTAGAAGAGGTTGCGGCAGTCGTTCCGTCGTCAGCGCGGGTCAAATCACCAAACACGTTGCTTAGATTAGTGCCGTACCGTATTTTCTCGCTGCCTATCAGAATTGTTCCTTTGGCCGGAAAACCGCTGGAATCCGCCACCGGGATAGAGGAACTGATAATCGTAAGGTTTGCGCCTGTTGTGGTGGCAGCGGTTTCAAAACTAGCCGCACTGGTTAGTATAAACGAAGTCACGCTGGCGTCTATTCCGCCGCTGTCATTAAGGGTCGTCTGAGAATACCCTGTTGTTAAACCGCCCCAAAGACCCGCACCAAAACCTGTTCCGCTTACAACCGTATTAAGACCAGTGTTGATCTGGTAGTTAGCAATAACAGCGGAACCACCCCCCGCAGTGCCTCCAGAAGAGGCTGCTCCAGCCGTGGTAATCTGATAGCTGTTGGAATCAAGGACGGTAACTTGGTGTTCCGTGTTTAACAGAGCGGCGGCTATACCATCTGTGGTAGTGGCACCACTAAAAGTGACGAAGTCACCCGTTACTGCGCCATGCGCTCCTGCGGTTACAGTAACGACAGCAGAACTTGCTGCTCCTGTTTTAAAAGGGTCGGCACCGAGGGTGGCTGTAGAACGTATCGGTGTTATGTCGTTGTACCCACCACCTTCTTCTATGTAGACCTTGGTCTCTGTTCCAAGTCCCATGAACTTAGATCCATCGAGCGCCGCCCAAACGTGCAGGGAACGACCCGTGCCATCAATGGTGTTACTGCTTAGACGTTCCCATCCGCCCATCTTCTCCGGACGACCTTTGCGGAAGCGAATTAGGTCCGAATCAAACCACCCGTTCTCGCTGCCATAAGACGTAGTCTCGCGGTTAACTCCAGGGTTAAATTGTATTTTAGACAGAGGCATCTAAGTTCTTCCCGCTTCGACTTATTAAAAGTATACTATATCTTATTTTATTCTTAGTACGTTGTCATCCTCTGGGCGACTTCTTTTCTGTAAGCTATGTTATTTATCTTGTTCTGAGGTGGCGTACACATTAAGTCGCCCAGAGGATAATTTTTTCTCAAGCAAAAAAATGGGGTAGATAAAAATCGTGAAAAGACCTGTTAGAACCAAGCAGACTCCAAAGAAAACTGCGGTGAAGATAAAATCGAGAATATTTATCATGCTGGATGGTACTCCTTGATTTATTACATAATCGCCTGTGCGGCGTATGAAACAGTTTTAGCCCGCTCTGATGCGCCTATGTTTCCCGAGGTATGCATTAATATAAACATATATGCTTGAGATAATGTGCCTCTCTTTCGCACGTTAGTCACCTTTCTTCTTCTTTTTGTCTTTTGTCTTCTTCTTTTCGTCTTCTTCTTTTACGCCGTTAAGAGTATCGATAGCCGTCTCGTAATAATCAAGTGCGGCACTGCACTGGTTTATATTAGAGCGAACCTTTTTCACCCACGAGCGTAATTCGATTGAGTCGTAATGGGTCATGCAGATATAATCCCTACTGTTTTCCTTCTTTATCTCGCTTGGAACTTTGAACGAGCTTAGGTTTGGGTTTACTAATATGTCCGGCCTTTGGGTTTTTAAGACGCTTGAACTTGCACTCAGATCCAAATTTACCCCCAGAAGATTTACAGGCCCTCCACAATTCGCGGTTAAGAATATTAGTAGCAGTCCGAGCATACCGAGCTGGATATTTTTCAGCAGCCGTTTGTGTCGATGAGACTTTTGATCGTAAGGAAGCAATCTCTCGATCTGTTCTGGCATTCTCGATTCTCCGATTTTGTAATGACCTGTCCAGGGCCAGGGATTTTTTATAAATGTCTGTTTTCAGTTTATCGTTGGCATCTTTAGCTTTGGTGACCTCAAGTCTTTGCGCTTGAAAGGACACCTTTAATTCTCCAACCTGCTCCCGTGCATTGAGCCAGCCGTTACCTAAAAAGGCGGCAGCGCCAGTCATAATAACTGTGACAATCAACAAGGCTTGAATCATTATTTTTGGCCTAAAGAAAACCCGAGCAGTATTAGAAAAATAATAAAAATTAAAACAAGGTAAATCCGCAGTTC